CATTATCTGCCGGACTTTTTGATTAAATATAAAGATAATAATATTTTGAACCTTGTAGAAGTTAAATCGACATATCGTTCCACAGCTATCGCTACTAAAAGTAAGATTTCAGTGGCGACCGAGTATGTTGAAAAGAATGGCTTGAGATTTGAGTTATGGTTAGATGATAAAATAAAATCTTTTGGTATAAATTATCTTGACGAAAAATGGTCTGACTTAATTATTTATAAACAAAAAACCCAGGATAAATCCTAGGTTTTGCTTGTCTTGATTCCTAAATAATACATCCAATAATTTCGTTGGACGTTTTTCAAAGGAGTGAATATGAAATCAGATTTCGTATTTTACCTTGTCATAACAATCTTGTACATTATTATGACTTACTTTCATTGGCATCAAGCCAAGTAAGAATTATAACCTGTATAATTCAAAACTATACAGGTTATTTTGTCATACCTAATGTATTTTTAGATAACGAAGTTCTGAACACTTAGACGTGCATAGAACTTAGCGCCTTCACGCAATAGTTTCTTGCCGTAACGTGTCATTAGACCTTTACGTGGGTTAAACGAATCTGGGTCTAGAACGGTTGGGGTCTGTGTTAGAGGAACATATGGACAGTAGTAGTAGCCCGAGTCCATGTAACTATCACCCTTATAACCCATTAGGATTTGGCCCGTTGGGAATAGTGGGTCTTTGTACATTCTCCACTTACCACTAATTGTACCAACATATTGAATACCCAAGTTTCCTGTGAAGGTATCACTCATTGTTGGACCGAAACCGGCTGTTGCCGTTTCAAAGATAGATGCAACTTCTGGCGAACATACAACCCAGTTGCAACCACCACGCAACGTCTTACGATGAACAACGTTGGAAATTTCAACTAGCTTAACATACAATGCTTCGTACTTTTCTTTAATGGTATCGCCTAGAGCGGTATTAAAGTCCCATGCAGAAACCGTACCGGCATTATTACGAAGGTCAGTTAGAACTTCACGGTCAATTTCTAGATTAATTTCTTGAGCTAGAACGCTTGTTAGTTCAGCTTCGGCGTCCAAGTTGTGCTGGGAACGCAAATCCTGCTGTGCTTCATACGTCCAAACGGCCTTCAACTTACGTGTGATGGCAACAATGTCTTCTGATTCAACGACTAGGTTGATTTCAGGTAGGTCTTGTTGGCCTTCCATGTTTTGCTCGTAGTTGAATACGATGCTTGTTAGGGCTGCTGGATCGGTTGCGGCGTTAGAGCCGTTTACCCAGTTTGCTGTCATAACACCAGTGACAAGGTTTAGAGAGGCTGTGCCAATCTTGTTAGCTGGGGAGCCAACGCTTGTGAAGGTGAATACGCCAGACTGAGAGACTACGAATGTCTGAACCAAAGTACCTGCTACAGAGACGCTACCAGTGACGGTTCCTGCCAAGATTGGAGTACGTTCTAGTTTGTACTGCAATGTTGCGTTTCCACCTGGATTGGTCTGAGTTTCATTCGATACAAACTGGTGTGTGTACCAAATGTCTAGGTTAGCAGTACCGTCTGCCAACTGCTGTAGTGATAGGTTATCGTCGCCAGGGAATCCAGGCTGAGTAGCGCCACGAGTAGCACCCTTATTGCTGGAGTATCTAAAGCGGAGATAGTATACCAAACCCGTTGGGCCTAGTAGTGGTTGAACACTAACAATCTTGTTAGCAATCAACTGTGGGTAAATACGACGGACAAGAGGAATACTGATTCTCTTGAATTGGGCAATGTCGCCCGTATCGGTGCTTTGTTCATTGACAAGTAATTGGTTCTCTAGCAGAACTGCGGTGTTCGAGCGATCCCACTTGTCTCTGATACCTTCAAGCAACCCGATCTTTCCCCAACGAGCGCTTAGGTCTGCGGCTTCATTAAGGTAACGGCTGTTTAAACTCATGTTCATATGATTTTTTCCTTTTAGGTGTCAAAATTTCTAAATTACTTGGAACCCTTTTCTGGCTCAGCTTTGCTGTTGTTATAGACAGATAGGTACTTCCAATCGGCGAAGATATCTTCGCTCTGTTGCTCTACGAAGCGCTGGCTTCGATCATCGACTTTTTGTTCTGTTACAGGTTCACTAGAAACATCTTTTTGCTCGCCAATTACGACTTGCTTCTGATCCTTACGGTCTGGATGTTGCTCACCCCGTCCCTCTACTGTTCTTGCTTTCTCGGCCCTTGCGGTTCTTTCGTTATTCTTAGATTCATCCAAGCGACTCTGAGATGACTGAATCTTCTTAATAGATTCATTCAACTGTGTAGCAAGATTCATATTCTTTGCTTCTAGAATCTGGATGTTTCTCTTTTGTTCGGTTAGTTGTTTGTTGAGACTTTCAACACGGGAAGATGTTGCGAATGCGAAATCTTCATCTGTTAGGAAGTTCTGTGCAACTTCTAGCACTTTTTCAAATGCCAATTTGTGTTCGGCAATAGCTGGGTCATTCAACACATCACGCTTTGCCATTTCGTAGTATTTGTTTCCTTGTAGTGATAGGAACTGGTCAATCTTGTCAACCATGTATTCCTTGACATCGGACATTCGCTTGTCGTACTCTTCATACAAGCCAACTTCCAACGTTTCGTTCTTGGAACGTTCTTCTTGTAGCATTTGATAGGCTTCTTCATAACCATCATTTAGAGCCTGCTCAAATTCTTCTTTTTGAATTTCTAGACGATCACGAAGATCAGTAATAATCTCCCAAGCCTGGGAATAACCCTGCTCAGCAGTTGCTTCATCAGCTTTCTTTTCTTCGGTAATCTTCTTGTAGGCTTCTTCTAGCTTTACAGAATATTCTGATTCCAACTCTGCGACAGCATTTTCGAGGAACTTTGTGAATGCCTCTTCAACCGTCTTCTGAGCGTCTTCTGGGATATGTCCAGCCAAAGCCTTCATAACTTGTTCGATATTGTTATTTGCCATTGTTCTCTCCCCATTCCAGACAATTAATTTTGCCCTCTGGCTAGGCATAAAACGTTGATTATTCGATGCAACACTTTTATATATGCCGCACTAGTAAATTTTTATACATTTTTTAGTGAGCTTGTGGAAATTTGTTGTATCTATTTGAGTATTTATCCCCATCCCACTCAGGATGCGAAAAATATATCCCAAAAGTTTTGGTAACTAAGTCTTCATCTAGCGGCGAAAAGAACTGATCTATAGTCGGGTCTAATATAAAATTGTCTGTCATGAGCCAAGAATGTTCATATTCTTCACCATAGTTTCTGTTTGCTAGAAAATATCCACCTACTAATCTTGCTGTTATACCCAATGATTTTAATATTTTAGACACTTCCTGCGAAACATCTTTACAATCACCAAAAGTAGAGCACTTTTTAATGCCATAATCTCTTCTGGCTTTTTGACATGCTTGAACTATTGATTCAGCACTAATGTTCTCAAAAAATAATCTAAAGTTGTCCACGCAAATATGTATTGATTACATTAATATTTATGTTATAATATTAATTTCAAGGAGATAAGTAATGAAAAACAAGACCCAAACCGAAGAGCAACGCATTAAGAGGAAGAAGTCGCAGAAAAAGTATTACGAAAAAAACAAAAAAATAATGTTGGAGTATCAAAAACAATATCAAATTCGTAATAATGAGAAAATAAATGCTAGACAGAACAAGCACAGAGAAACACTAACCGGACGTTACTCGGTATTAAAGTCAAAAGGAAAAGTGCGAAACATTGACGTAGATATTACAATTAATGAATATAAATCAGTGTTAGAAATCGGGTTTTGTCATTACTGCGGAAATAAATTAGGAAAAACGGGCAGTGGTTTAGATAGAAAGAACAACGAACGTGTTTATAATCTGAAAACCGTTGTGCCTTGCTGTTATCGTTGCAATTCAACGTTTATGGATCACTACAACTATGAAGAAAAAATGATACTTGCGGAGGCGATTAAGCAGATAGACGAAAGAAGAGTTTGCAATTGATATTGATATAGATAAACTATATATCGTATGGATTTTCGTAATTTCTATCTACTAACCGAAAATAAGTTACAACTTAAAACAGCACCAGGGCTTGAACAATATTTGCCTGTTGCTAAAAAAGCTCTTACTACTTATTTAAAAAGATATGGTACTGACTTAGAACTAAATTCTTCTTCTGCACGATATGTTTATACACTAACCAAATTTAACGCTGGCTATCACGCTTATGACACTTTAAGTTTTGAATATGCTCCAATAGAAAAAAATAGAGGAAGAGATGAAATTATAGGTCCAGATGATTACAGATATGGCATCTACAAAGATGATAAAACTGGTAGGAAGATTTACAAGACGCCAAAAGATGCAATAGCAGAAATACCAGTAGACGGTACTTTGGCATATCGTGGAATGAGTTGGGAAGAATGGAAATTAATAGAAAAGAGCGGAGTCATTCAAAGTGCTGG